ACATTGGTTCATGCCAACTGCATGACATCGACCTACTTTGTCAACGGCAGAGTGGTGATGTGTACCACCTGTTGCTACGGGGGGATTTGCAACACAACCTGCTTCTGATGTAAGATTGCTCTGTTGGTGTGGAAGCCGACAGAGAGCCGTCTAGCCTGACTCCGACCCCGATAGGGGTAGCCTAAGCCGCAAACTTGGGTTCTTCCACCGGGGTCAGCCTAGACGGTTTTTTTTCGTCTATCCGGCCAACCGCACTCCGAGCGAGATCAAGAGCCTGCATGGGCTGCGCGGAAGAAAACACCGGCCAATCCTCACCCTGATTGCAAGCCGACCAGCCTGTCTGCTAGGGACTGGTGTAGACGCTTGGGACAGCGGTGGTAGACCACCCAGGCATCGAAACAATAGCAGCCTCCGGGTACTCTGGTTCCAGCACTAGATGCTGAGAATGGGAGAGGTAGAGCAAAGAATGTTGCGCTCCACCCTGGGGGAACTATGTCTAAACAGATATAGAGCTATAGACAAGCACAGATCAATAGAAAAATATCATCACTCCTCGAGCAGTGAACGATCTATGCTACGCATTCCAAGGAGCAAACATGAGACACAACATCGTCAGCGTTAGTGGAGGGAAAGACTCCACTGCTTTACTTCTGCTTGCTATCGAGAGAGAGACGCCAAACCTCCAGGCAGTGTTCGCAGACACAGGTCACGAGCATCCACAGACCTACCAATACGTCCAGTACCTGAATGACCATGTCTTCCCGATCAGAACAGTCAGGGCTGACTTCAGTCAACAGATCGAAAGAAAGCGTGAATGGGTTGCGACAAAGTGGAGAGAGCAGGGGATCCCGGAAGATCGGGTTCTGCTGGCCCTAGAGACGCTGAAACCGACTGGAAACCCGTTCTTAGACTTGTGCATCTGGAAGGGTCGATTCCCAAGCACTAAGGCTAGGTTCTGCTCGGAAGAACTCAAGCGCAATCCGATCATTGAGCAGGTGCAGATGCCTCTGCTGGATCAGGGAGACGAGATCTACAGTTGGCAGGGTGTCAGGGCAGATGAGTCGCTTGCAAGGCGTGACCTTCCGGAACTGGATGAGGTCGGAGGTGGGCTGTGGAACTATCGTCCTATCCTGAAATGGACAGCACAGGACTGCTTTGCGATGCACAAGAAGCACAACATCCGGCACAACCCACTCTACGAGCAGGGCATGGGAAGGGTTGGGTGTATGCCTTGCATCCACGCCAGAAAGGATGAGCTGCTGGAGATCAGCAAAAGGTTTCCGCAAGAGATAGAGCGAGTGGCGCAGTGGGAGCGGATAGTCCAGTCTGCCAGCAAGCATGGAACGGCAACATTGCTGAATGCAGGGATCAAGGGACTATCGAACAAGGATGCGGAACGTGCCAGTAACATCCACCAGATGGTGGAGTGGTCGAAAACTAGCAGGGGGAGACATCAATACGATTTTCTGCGGATACAAGAAGGGCCAAGTTGCAGTTCAATTTATGGACTATGCGAATGAAACCAGAAGACGTTACACAAGAGTGTTGGGAATACTTCCTTCAGCACAGGAAGGTCAAGAAAGCCATCGTCACTCCCAGAGTGATCAGCATGATCAGGGCAGAAGCTCACCAAGCAGGATGGACGCTAGAGCAAGCACTGGATCACATGGTGCTGATGGGCTGGAGAGGCTTCAAGGCTGATTGGGTTGAGAGGAAGAAGGAAGACCTCTGGGATCAGCTAACAGGGCGCAATGTCATCGACCTAGAGGATGTGCGATGCAAAGCTATAGCGAACGGTTGATCGAGCGGTTTGGTCTGCTCTGGGGCAAGCAGAAGGTCTTAGCTCAGTTTGGATCGACTCCTGGGGAGATTGCTGCTGCTAAAGAAGCATGGGAGGATCAGCTTCGATCAACGCCACCAGAGGTGATTAAACGAGTCCTGGAGCATCTCAGGACAGATCCTCCAGATTGGCCACCGTCACTCGCGCAGTGGATCAAGCTCTGCAAGGAACACAACAGGCCAGAACACAAACCTGCGCTGCCACCACCAGCAAAAGAGATCACACCAGAAGGCCAGCGGATCATCGAGTCAGCAGTCAGGCAGACCAGGACGAGCGGGTTCGACTATCTAGCCTGGGCAAAGCATCCAAAGTCAGCACAGGCGATCTTCCTGCTGCACAGAGGCATCAAGCACGACACTAGGCTCAGAGACATCTGGGATCACCACATTGCCACAGACGGACGGGACTGCACCCCGGAAGCTAGGGGTCAACTGCTGGCTATAAAGGAAATCTATAGACCTGTCGCTGTCGATTAAAAAATATTTCAGCAAAACACAACACAAACAAGAAAGGCTGATGTAAAGTTTCACTCAGCAGCACACACAACAGGAGCAGAAATGAAGATCAAAGCATCAACCCTTGCAATCGCACTGCAAGCGATAAAGTGGGCGCAGAACCAGAAGGATTGCCCGGATCATCTTAAGTTTATTGCGACATTGGACGCGCAGGTCAACATCAAAGTAGTTCTGGATTCATTGCAGGTTGAGGTTGAGGATGAGCACGTGTGTTGAGTGTGGATCTTGGGATTCCAAGACGCTAGAAACCAGGAAAGACACTCGATACTGGTGGATCTGGAGAAGGAAGAAATGTCAGGACTGCGGAGCAACCTGGGCCACATACGAGGTTCCGGTTCAGTCACTGACAGCAGAAGCTGCAAACCCCGATGGAAAACTGGAGCGAAGATAATGGAAATTGAAACCAGGATTCAAGGCATCCCATGCATCGTCAAGCTGGTCAGCTATGAGCGAGTCAATGGATCTTTCTCTCGCAACGCTGCATCGGATCTGGACTACTACGGATGGAGCGATGCAACTTATCAAGTGTGTGACCGCAGAGGTAGGCCAGCACCGTGGTTGGAGCGTAAAGCTACCGACAAAGACTGGATGAACATCGACATTCAGATGGATCGCGTTAGGGAGTATCAGAATGACTAGGCAACAAATAAAACAAATGATGCACGAGTCAAAAGCAATCGAATGGTTTGATTCTGAAAACATGGACTGGCTGGAGTATGTAAATGTATTTGATAGGTTTGCCAGCCTTGTTGTTGCTGTCGAGCGTGAGGCGTGTGCGAAGGTGTGTGAGGCTGAAGCAGAGAAATGGGAAGGCAAAGACGGGCCGGTCTGTTTTGAAGCGCGGTTGTGCTCATATGCCATCCGCGCAAGGGGGAAGAAATGACACACGACGACATCATCCGAATGGCAGCAGAGGCTGGATTCATCATCGACCAGGAGTCCAGGCAATTCCAACCCAACTGCATCTCACACACTCATCATGTCATCGATGAGCAACTGACCCGGTTTGCAGAGCTTGTCGCTGAGTTTGTCAAGAAAGATCAGCGTACATCTATCGGCGCATTGCTGGGGGACTGATGCAGCCAGACAACGCACAGACAGACGCAAGCCTATTCTTTCGCACGATGGACACCTGTCCAATCAACAAGAAAGTTCAGCTACTCAACAAGGCCGGAATTGCAACAACAGGATGGTGGGACGGGAAAGAAAAGTGGTACATCGGTTGGTTTCCCATTCCCAAAATCCCTGACAACCTAAAGAAGGAGATCGTCGGTGACACCAGAACTTGATCAGGTCTACAAATCAATCCCAGAGCAACGGTTGATCGCAGCGGTTGTCGCAACCGCAATGCGTGATGCTTGCATCAAACCATTCAAACCATTCGGAGAAAAGCACTTCAAACTGACATTCGACTGCTTAACCGCTCACGATTTTCTGTGGACAGATGCGTTGGAAAGTTATCTGCACTACCTGGATATCGAGGTAAGTTACTTCCGAAAAGCACTTATCAAAGCAATGGACGATGACACGGAGAAAAAGATTGGATCATTCAACTCAGAAGACAGACGAGCATTCCGGTTCAACAAGAGGCTCTGGGATGCTCAACAACCCGGTGGACTGGTCGTCGCACTGGCTGACCCTGAATCAGATGACTGGAAATCTGTGGATCCAACTTTTGAGCAAAAACTACAACGAAGCTCAAAATTTGTTGGTGGAAATGGCAACACAAGCCAGACTCATGTCTCAGTTCCTAAAAATCCAGAAGGAGTCTGATCATGGCAACAATGTCTTTCGATGAGCTATACGTCCGAGTTGTAGGCTGGAGTCGGGCCAGACAGATCATCCCAAACTCAACCGCTAACGCTCAGTTCCTGAAAATGGTCAGCGAGATGGGTGAACTTGCAGACGGGATTGCCAAGAAAGATGTTGCTCTGACTGCTGACGCTGTGGGTGATGTTCTTGTCTGCATGATCAACTTCTGTGAGCTTGCAGGGCTGGATATGCTGGATTGCCTGGAAGGTGCGTATAACGAAATCAAAGACCGGAAAGGCACTCTGATGCCTAACGGGGTGTTTATAAAGGAGACGATCGTATGAAGCTGGCCACAGACTGTTATGTTTTGAGAGGCATCACCTGGGTTCCACACTGGCTGAAGCGTGGAAAGTTTGTCTCACCGGGTTATGGTCGGCAACACATGGTCGAGATGACAGCGCAAGAGTTGCTGGTGAAAGGCGCACAAAAGCAACCAGAACTGCTGTTTCCGTCTGCAAGATAAATCTGGCACAATTGGGGCGCTCCTTCCTTGGGTGTCTCCCCGATTGTGCCTCCTGCGTGGAGGCACTTTTTTTGATACCAAAACGACTTCATTTCGTCTGGGTTGGTGATGAGTCCAAACGTCCAGACGCAGAGATCCAGTCCTGGATCGACAAGAATCCAAGCTACACGGTCACGGTCTGGGGTAACAGCGACCTGAAAGATGGCTGGCTCCTTGCAAAACATATGCGGCACTACTGGGAGCGAGAGCTTTGCGGAGTTGCCGACTGTATGCGCTGGGAGATCCTCTACAACCACGGTGGGATCGCACTGGATGCTGACAGCCTGTGTGTCAGACCGCTCGAGGACTGGCTGTTAGAGCCGGATGTCTTTGCGTCTTGGGAGTCAGAGATCAAGCGTCCAGGGCTGATCGCAAACGGTGTGGTCGGATCAGTCCCGCGCCATCCGTTCATTGGTCAGATCATCAAAGACCTGGAAAACGACACTCCAGGCGATAGGATGGCCTGGGAGTTCTCAGGGCCAGCAAGAATCACTCAGACAATGCACGAGCATGAGTTCAGCGATCTCACTGTTTATCCGTCTCATTACTTCCTGCCTGAACACTTTGCTGGCTCCCGCTATACGGGCAAAGGACAGGTATTTGCAACGCAGGAATGGAAGAGTACAAGAGGTGGCTGGAAATGAGATTTTTGGTCACATCAGCGATCAACAACGACGAAAGACGCTGTTATGAGCTACTAGGAACGCTTGAGAGCATCTGGAAGCGATTCCCGCTGTCCTCCATCGTCCTGACAGAATCATCGCGCTATAGGCCCGATAAAGCCTTCCTAGAGGCTATCCCGCGCAGGGTGCATCTGGTTCCGTTCTGGGATTGCGATTTTATCCACGAGGCGCATGACAGTGGATTGCCAAGAGGGTTCATCCAGAACTCAATTGAGATGCAGGTGATGATCCGGTCACTGGATTGGCTAACCGAGGCTAACAACTACAAAGTGAGTGGTCGCTATCAGTTGACGGATGACTTCAATCCAGGCTTGCATGATCCGGAGAAGCTGGTGTTCAAGCGCAGGATTCCGACAGGATTCAGCCTGGAGGAATGCGGAACATCACATATGTATATGACTCGGTGTTACGGAATACCAAGCACACAGATTCCGACATTAGAACTGGCGCTGAAACGCTCACTGGCATTCCATTGGTCGCAGTGGAAGGACAAAAAGGTCTTTGACATCGAGCATGGATTGTTCAAATTCTTACCGGAGACAAGTGTGCAAGAAGTTGATAAGATGGGTGTTATTGGCCGTATTGGGCATCTTGAACACATCGTCGAGGACTGAAATGCCGATCACCAGCAAGCAGCAGCAGCGGTTGATGTACGCAGCAGCCGGGTCAAAGAAGGTTGCAAAGCAGACCGGAGTCCCGCAGAAGGTTGCTAAAGAGATGATCGAGGCAACCCCTAAGTCTGCGTACAAAAAGATGCCAAAGAGGGCGAAATGAACGGTTGTCCAGTCTCAACGCAGGATCAGAAGGTCAATGATCGGAACAAGGCCGAGGCTGAGTCCAAAGCTGGTTATACCGAAACCGAAGATGATGAGATGAGTTGTGGGAACTGTGCGCGGTTCCTGCAAACCCCGGAGATGATCGAGTGCATGGTTTCTGGTCTGCCAGAGGAAATGCAGGAGATCGTTGACGAGGACGACATCGGCTATTGCGCTCGATGGGACTTCCGGTGTTCAGAGGATTATGTGTGTGATCGCTGGTTGTCTGGTGGGCCTGTCAAGGGCATGACTGAGAAGCACAAGATCATGCTTAAGATGGCAAAGATGATGGAGGAAGATTGATGGGAACTACTAATCAGCCGAAGTACAAAAAGCCTAAGCCAGCCAAGAACAACGCTCCAAAGTACCCAAAGAAATGAAGTCGCCAGCATGGACTCGCAAGGCAGGTAAAAGTCCTTCTGGTGGGCTGAATGAGGCTGGCAGGAAGTCCTACGAAAGAGCAAATCCAGGATCAGACCTGAAAGCTCCGGTGAAGTCTGGTGACAATCCTCGCAGGGCATCATTCCTGGCTCGGATGGGTGGTATGCCTGGGCCGGAGTACAAGGATGGCAAGCCAACCCGTTTGCTGCTGTCACTGAGAGCCTGGGGTGCGTCATCCAAGGCAGACGCTAAGGCTAAAGCTAAAGCTATCAGCGAACGCAACAAGGGCAAGTGACATGGATGTCAGCCAGTTACTCCGCGCATTGGGACTAGAACAGGCTTTCGGGGCTTACCAGCGCAACATTGGTGAGCCTTTTGCTGCTATGGTCGGCGGTGCTGGCAGGGGTTATCTCGGGCTGGATAAGCCGGAATACGGTGGTCTGCTGGCAGAGGAATCGTATCGGACTGGTCAGGCGTTAGGCAATATGCCAGCGTTGGGCGCTCCTGCTGGTGCTTTCAAGGCTGCTGCACAGATTCCAGGGTTGTTGGAGGCTGCTGGAACTATCCCTGCAATCTTTATCGGGCCTAAATCAAAAATATGGAATAAGGCTAGCGCAAAAACATTTGAGACGCTAGAAAAGTCTGGAGTGTCGAACAAGGATGCTTACTTGCAGACCGGCACATTCAGGTCACCAGACGGGATGCTCAGACAAGAGATCAGTGACCAGCCTATTCCGTTTGACCAAGCGTTTGCAGCTTCAGTACAAGTTCCAGACATAGATCAAGTTGATTCCGCAAGAAAAACATTGCTAGACATAAGAAACAAAGTGTCGGACGCAATGCGTTCAGGAAAATTCAGTTTGCAGGGTTTTTATGACAAGAACCCTAAGTTAGCTGCTCAAGAGTCACAAGCAAGGCAAGTTGTTGATGCTTTCAATGCATCTCAATTTGGCCCTACGGTGGTTGGTGATGTTCAAAAATACTTGCCACACCAAGAATTATTTTCTGCATATCCAGAAGTTGCTAGATACAGCTTGGCTCAAAGTCAGCAATCGAGGTTTAATCCTGCAACCAACACTGTAGAGATTGGCAAAACAGTGACTGATCCTAGATCGGTTGCGTTGCATGAACTGCAACACGCAATACAACAGATTGAAGGGTTTGCAAAAGGTGGGCCATACTCTAGCGAATACAAACGTCTTGCTGGTGAAGCAGAGGCTAGAGCGGTTCAAGCAAGAAAAGATATGCCTATGGAAAGTCGCAGAACATCATTCCCACTGGAGTCATACGATGTCCCGATTGATCAACTGATCATTCGCGGATTGCTGACTCAATGATCGTAAACCACGATCCATACTGGCATTGTGTGATAGATGACTTCTTCACCAATCCAGATCAGCTAGCAAAAGAGTTCCCGCAGCCAGACGATCCATGCTGGTTTCGGTATGACAATCCGTTAGAGGTCAAGCGAACCTGCAACGACTGGCACAAGTTCCCACCAGAGACATACAAGACCTTTGCTTGGCTAACCAGCGACAAGTTCACACAGTCCCTGGAAGCGATGGTAGACGAGGATCTGTTCGCTGACCAAGGACTACACGGTGGTGGCTGGCATCAGCACAGCAGAGGAGGGAAGCTCAATGTTCACCTGGATTACAACATCCATCCAAAGCTACATTTGCAACGTCGCCTTAACCTTATTGTTTACCTGTCTCCTGCATGGGAATCGTCCTGGGGTGGTGGGTTGGGTC